AATTCGTTGTTAATTGATGCTGAACTCTAAGTTTGTTTGCGAATACAGATACCCAAAATAAAACTTGATTTATAGTAAAATCAGCATCATCGAATGATGCGTATAAATTCTTTTGTATGTCGTATGCAACGTATCTGTATGTCATCTTATAATACTGTTAATAGTTGTTGTATATCGTTATTTGTAACTCCGTATATGGTTGTTTGGTCGCCTTGCTTATATGCTATGTAGTTTAGAGCCTTGTCAAAAAGCAACTGAAATACACTGTTTGGAAAATCTATTTGCTGAGATAATGAAGTTATATCGTCTGGTTTCTTAGCCCAAAAAACTGTAACTTTTCCATTTTTACGGTAGGTCTTATTTCTATTTCCTGAGAAGTTTCACCCCTAGAAACACTTCTGTAGTTTATAGGCTGTAGATATGAATAAAGTTTTAACTCATCACATATTTGGTCTCCTTCGTATCCTGCTTCCGTAGGGTTAAACAGGCCGTCAGTCCAAGATTCAATACTAACTCTTTTACATGCGTTTAATGAAGACACATGTATTAAATCACTCAAATGATAACTTCTAGTGTTGTCTGGGGTTGCAGGAGGTGTGCCTCCATTAGGCTCTGTTGTTGGTAAAGCCATTACAGCTAATACTGTCCATACCTCAGTAGGAAAAACATCTAAAGACACTCTAGAGGTGTTACTTGTACGAAACACCCCTGAGTATGATAATTCACGAAAGAATTCCTCCCCAATCTTGTTTTCACCAAAAGCAGAATTAACAACGGCTGTAAGCCATTTCATCGCAGCGTTTATAGATGGTATATAGTCCAAATCATCTCTATAGTGATCTGAATTTTCCGCATCTAATGCAAATGCTAATTGGTCTCTTAAAGATTGGGCAGTAAAACTCATTATGCTATTTTTCCTTCGGTTACACTTCTACCCTTGCTATCAAGTACAGATTCTCTTAATCTTTGATTTAAGATTCTCTCGTGCTGATCTTGGGATTTTTTTGCTAATATTTCTGAAAGCTCTCTTCTCATTTTTTCAGGACTCTGACTAACAGATATTCCTTCTTGTTTTGCTCTAGCCACAATCTGCATATCAGAAAGCCTAGCTAAAGACCTTTGAGCTTCTACCATTTTATGAGCCCACGAAGAATCTACATTCATAGCATTTTCCATGTTTTCATAAAAATAAATACCAAAGAGGCTATGACCTCTTAAATACTCAACAACTTGTTTAGACTGTACGCTTACAGATGACACAGAGACAACCTCTACTTCTTTACCTCTTCCTGGTCTTTTATGCCTAATTAATGGCTTAAACTTGATTGGGTCTCCAAATGGAGGTAAAACTTCTTGACCTTTTCTTCTGTCACTGTGTATAGAGTATCTCATGGAAAAAGCAAAGAATGTTATTGGTTTTTCTAACCAATCATCCTCAAGACCCTCAACATATTCTAAATCTTCATCTAACTCTTCTTTTGCTTTGTGAAGCTTTAGTTTATCAATTTGATTCTTGAACTTGTTTGAAAGTTTTTCTTCCATTTCATGCATTAGCTTCTGAACTAATGATACAGGCATACTTTCTTCTTTTGTAGCCTCTGGTGCGCTAGTCGCCTCAACTTTTGTTTCTTGAGGAGTAGCGTCTTCTTTTTTGTTTGTTTTTTTTACTGGCATTTTGTTTTTTATTAAAAAGGGGAGGCGAACCTCCCCCTTATGTTTTTAACTATTGAGTTAATTAGATTAAGTCTAACCAAGCACAAGCTAGTGGGTTATGGAACTTAATACCCATGTTGCAGTCAACATAGACATCAGCATAACGCTTTGGAATACCATCAGCTAAAGCTAAAGTATCTCCTGAACGCTCACCCCATAGTTGAGTTCTCTTGATGTTTTTCATATCAAGGATTGTGATCTTGTTAGCCCAAGATGCTGGGAATGAAGCTGAATCCTCAAATCTCTTGAATGGTACAAGTACAATTCTAGAAGAACCAAGGTTAACTTCTTTCAAGTTCAACAATGCGATTTCATCATTTGGAGCGTAACGAGTTAACTCTTCTTTGTACGCTAAAGACAATTGTCTGTGTACAGTTGGAGTCATGAACGCCATACGAGCTGATCCGTAATCTCCATATTCAGAAGAAAGAACCATATCCTCAAATGCATCAACTAAAGTAGCTGTAGTTGCAGTTGTGTTAGGAGCGCCTGCATCAACCATAGCAGTGTAAACACCACCTGTAGTTTTAGCAACTGTTCCGTTTGCAGTTACAACCTGTCCTTTTTGACCTGCCCAAAAAGCATTTGATAAGTCAATTCGGTGTTGGTTGAACATTGCATTTCTTTCCATTTCTAGGAAGTTGTCAGTAGTTCCTAAGTTTTTCAACTTGTGAAGCTCAACTTCTGAGTAACGGATAGCTTTGTTAAACAACTGAACATAGTTGTTACGCTCAATAACTGAAGCACGGAAATACTGAGCAAAACCTTCAGAACCATCATAATCAACAGTTGAAACGTTAGCCAATACATCGTTTACAGCAACTGCTGGCAAAGAATCACCAGAGTAAGGAGCAACAACGATTTGAGATGTAGCAGAAAGAATATCAACAACATTACCTTTAGACCCATCAGGGTAAGAGATGATTGTGTTAGTTGAGATGTTTGCTACAGATGAAACAGTGATTGTCTGCTGTGCAGGAGCAGTAACTCCAGCTGAAATAGCAGTAGCAGTTAAAGGCTCACGCTGATATCCCATTTCTTGATAGAAAAATTCATCAGAGTTCACTTGCTCTGCAGGAACCATGTTCATTAATTTGAGATCCATGAACTGCTGAGGTGCAGCATCAAAGATTGCTCGGTTAGTCAGCTTTTGTACCAACAACGAAATATCGTGCCCGTATGTAGCTGCGTACTCAGAACCTACTGAGTTTATATTCTGGTTTGAAAAACCAGCATTAGGTGGATTATACAATGACATATTTGTCTGTTTTTGTGTTTAAAAATTTACTACTAAGCATAAGGGTCTTTCTTAAAAGCAGAACTCAAGTGGTTAACAGCGTCTATGTTTTTTCCTCTCTGTTGATCGGAAGATTTTTGACGCTTCATTTTTTTAGGACTAGAGTCTACTGATTTCAAATTCGCCTTACTTTCACCTTGTCTTTCAGCCTTTTTTTGAGTGGATAACATCATCTTTTTACCATACATTGCGTAGGCAAGAAGCTCTGCTGCATCGTCTTTATAAGAGCCATCTGAACTTGTAAATAAATTTTCAACTTTGCCCTCAACCAAGACATTTCGGATTTTAGATATTTCCGATTTACTGAAGTTGGGATAAGCCTTACCTAGATTTTCAACGGAAAGGAGAGCGCTTTGCCTAAAGGATTCATGTTCCTCTTTTTGCTGTATTACGAAGTCCTCACGTTCTTTATCTAATGCTTCTTTATCAGAGTTGAACATTCGTTTAGTTGTTCGAGCTAAAAGCCCTATTCTATCTTCGAAGTCTTCGTCATTAAGTTTTTCGTCATTATATTTTTCGACTAACTCGTTATACTCATCTTCTAAATAGTGCTGAACAAGGTTCTCTACATCTTGGTCTTTAAACGACCCAGAGAAGTCCAGTCTTTCATTTCCACTAAATGCTTCAAGATAGTCATCGCCGTTAGCCCAAAGTTGAACGGCTTGTTTTATCTCAATTGGCATTGATTGTAAATCTGCAGATAACGCTTCATATTCCTTAGAGGCTTCTGCTCCTTCTTGAGCTTGACTCCTCCAAGTGTCAACAGAAGAAAAGAATTTAGAAGGGTCTTCTATGCCAAACTTTGAAGAAATCATGTCAATCATTTCATCAGGAACCTCGAAGTCTATTTCAACATTCTTTTGTTTTTTCCTTGACTTAGATATACCAAAAACATCATCATCATCGTCTTCTCCCTCTTCTTCTACTTCTTTTTCGATATCATCGCTTTCTGATGCTTCTTTAATGCCTACCTGCTCTTCTTGCTCTCCAATAGAGGTCATTAGGTCTTTATACTCTTGAGAGTTTGCAAAGTCTGGATCCATCTTAGCCAATGACTCAAGTTGTCTAACCTGGTCTTGCATGTCAGATGTCATTTCCTCTACAGGAGCTGTACTTTCTGACGTTTGGTTTTCAATCCCTTCTGATGCTAACTCTACTTCTTTTTCGAATTGCTCACTCATATTACTCATTTATTTATTCAAAATTACAAAATTAAACTATTGTCTGTTTTTTAACATGTCTCTTTCTGTCTTAGCCGATTCTTTTAATGCTATTTTTTCTATTTCATTAGCATGTTGAACATCTTTTTCTTGCCTCATTTCTTGATTCTGGATATTTTGTTGTTCACCCATCATTTGCATTAGTTGAGCCTCTTGATTAGGTTCATTTGATGCGGCAGTGTTTTTAGCCCTGTCTGATTGAGACTGAGCCAATGCTTTGTCTCTTTGATACTGTCTAAGAGCTTTAGCAACCAAATCAGGAGTCGCCCTGTCGTACAGGTTTGAAAACACCAATTGGTCTATCATACCAGCCTGAAGCAAGGTAAATAAAAGTTGATTTGCAGAAGACTTTCCTTTTTCTTCGTTTTCAGATCTTTTTATAAAGATTCTGTAATCCTGCATGAGGTCATCTATACTTATAGATATATTTTGAAGGCCTTTATCTCCGACCATTATTGCTAATTTTCTTGGATTATCATAGTATATTGATTTGCCAACAGTAACCATGTGCTCACAAGCTTGCTTTAGTATAGATGTTAATGCCCAATAAAACGGTTCTTGAACTAAAGAACCTCTTTGTATTTGTGCTTCAACAACACCGACAAGCACATCATTACCTCCTTGAGTACCTGTCATTGCTTCGTTAACACCAGTTACATCCTGTATTGATTGTTGGACAGACTGTATAACTTGAAACATAGAAAGGGTTCCTTGCCCCATGTTTGTACCGTAAGTACCTATAGCATTCTGAACAGAACCAACCCTATCTGTATCCACAAATATAGGCTTAGATGAGTTTATATTTCTTATAACATCTGCTTCTGCATCTCTGTCATCTACAGCAGATTTTGATATAACACTTCCTGTACCTCTCATATTTGTCATTTGAGATTCAACAACAGAAAGAGTTCTATTTAAAAATCTTTGAGGATCAATAACATCATCTAGAGGTGTTAATATTTCCCCTCTATCATAAACCCATGTATAGCATTTGTAAGGAAACTTAACGTTTGAAGGGTCATATAAATTTTTCTCTTGATAAGGCATAACCCCAAAGTCAAGAACAATATCCCCAGAGCCTTGCCCTATTTCTTCTTCAGGTATAAATACGCAAAATCTCATTATGTCCACATAAATGGTTTCTTTCTTTTTACCATTCATCCTTTCTTTATGAGTTTCATTTGGCGGCTCTATTAAGTCCTTATCCGTGTATTTAGATTCAGGGTCATTAATCATTGTATAATAAGGATAGCCATACTCGTCTTCAACCCATCCATACTGCCTTTTTTCTACGTCTTTCCAGTAAACCTCGTATACGGGTATTTTAGAACCAGGTATGGTATATACATTGTTTACAAACTTATGCATTGAGTTCTGACTATTAGTGTTAGAGTAACTCTCTATAGATTCCATTTCTTTTTTTGATAAGTTTTGATACCTCTCAAAAATACTTGGACTATCCATGTAGTACCATTCAAACATGTATTCAGCGTCTGAAAGGTCTGGTTTTTGAGCGGACATATCCCATCCAAAAAACAAAGGATTTACAGATTCTGCATTATAATTATCATTATCCTCAAAACCTTTATAAATACCCAACCCACATAAAGCTAGATTTCTAGTTATTTGAACTTTAAGCTCTTCTAAGTTTACTTCTTCAGATATAAAATTTAAAAGATTGTTTATGTCTTCTTCGTAATTCTCAACCCAAGCATTTTGAAACAGTTCTTCTGTCTCAACCTCTGTGTCCTCTATGGGTTGTCTTTCTTTTATTATATCTTCAAAAAATGGAAATTGCTTTGATAACTGCTCAAAACCTTTTAATTCCGCTAAATCTCTTTCTCTTTTGTTTATTACAAAATCTGAAATACATGTTGCTTTTGCATCATAGGCTAACCTTATAGCGTTACCTACATACTGCTGAACCATAGGTTTTATAACATTCTTTGTCCATTTAAGCCTGTTTCTAACATCACCAGACTCGTCTAAAAAGAAAGACTCTACATCCTCGTCAAATATCCATTGACCATCACCACCTTTAAAAAAAGACCAGTTTACTAAACATCTGTTTATGTATCTTCTATATACATAATTATCCATGGTAGACAAACAGAACTTAGCATAGTCACTATGGTATTTCTTGTCTTTTTTTGATTGTAGCTTGTTAGGTCTTATCCTATTCGTGCTGAACATGTAACTCATAGTATGTCATTAATTTTTACAAGAACCTCTTTCTTGGTCTTTTTCTCAACAGTTTTAGCACCATAAGAAGTCTCTAGCGTTTTAACCATATCAGGAAGTTCAGAATGAATCTTAACAACCAAGTCGGTATACTTCTTTTTCTCATCAATGTCCATTGTTGCAAGCGTAGTATTATCTACAATAATCATATCATTAAGCACTTCAAACATGTATTGACTCATAAGCTTTGCTCTCAGCCTGTACTCAGGATTAAAAAGCTCCATTTTTCTTATACCATTTACAAGATGATCTGGCATTTCGCCATTTAATACACCTTGTAGGTCTTTCCTAGAGCTATAACTCTTTCCGTATACTAATTCTAAAGCCTTTATAAGTCTTTTTGCTTTGTCTAGTTTATATATTGGGCTTGTTCTATTACCTAAAAACCAACAAAGTCTTACTTCTTTTACTTTTAACGACTTAAACTCTTCTACTTCAGCTAGTTCGGGGTACTCTATTCTTAAGTCTCCATCCCTGTCTAAACCGAAAAGAACAATATCAACTTCTTTTCTTGCCATAAAATTAATAAAAAAATAGGGTAGAGGATTTTACCCCTACCCTACAAATATAATTAAAAATTAATTACAGTGCTGGACACCCTAGGAAATCAGCAACAGGAGTGTGACTTCCATTAAGGAATTTAGTAATAACTGTTACAGCAGTTCCCGTACCTGCATCGTCTTGCTTTAGATATACTAAAGAGATAGCAGGAAGAACAGCTTGAAGACCGCTAATCGCGTTACTTCGAGTAAATTTTCTGTGTTTAATGATAAATCTATCATAACCAGCAGCATCAGCAACAGCAGCGCTAATTCCGTAAGCTAAAACTTCAGCCTCAGTTCCAACAGGTGCAACAAATGCAGCATTGTCTGCAAGAGTAGCTCCAGCAGGCGCAGTAATTTCTAATGCTCCAGCATCAGCAGATAAAGCAGTAATTCGAACTACATCTCCAGCTTCAGCAGAAGCAGTAAAGTAAGCTCCTGGATCAGCAGCAATAGCAGCAACAAATGCAGCCTGAATTTCAGCAACAGTAGCTGTTAAATCTGAAGAGATATTGTAAGTACGAGTTTGATAAATCGCACCAGTCTCACGACCACCGCCAAAGAAATTCTTTACGTTTGGAGCAGAAACAGTAAGAGAATAAACTCTATTGTTAACTACTGTAATACCTGTAAGGTCAACGTCTACAGAATGAGCAGTACCAGCTGTGAAATCAGTTTGGTCAAATGCGATTAAATCACATGCTCGAATAACTAAAGAATCAGCTCCAGCCTCATCTTTAATAGTAATTGTACCTGCAGACATTACTGCATCACCTGCTCCAGGTGTGTTTAGAACAGTAACAGTATCTACGCTACCGATTCTAGGAAATTGATAATTAAAAGCCATTTTTAAAATGTATTATACACGGACATTGAGTCGGTGTTGGTTTATATTAAACCATGCACAGTGCATAGCGTTACAAATATAGATGTTTTTTAAATGCAAAATTTTAAGGAAAATACACTTTGTTAATAACTTTTTTAGAGAAAACTTTTTTTTCTTTTCTTTTCTTCTTTTTTCTTTTTCTTTCTTTTGGTTCTTTTCTTTCTTTTTCTTTTTTCTTCTTTTCTTTTGTTTTTTTTAAAAAATGTACTATATTTGTTTCAACATTAGAGTTGGTTGGTCGTTGGCTTTTTTATTTTATTTTAAACCCCCTTGTATTCTCTATCCAGTCCAACCATACAATTATACTTGGGGGTTTTTTAAAAACATTGTATGGGATTATGGACAGTTTTAGAGTTGTGTGTGTTAATGATAGTGCTAAACCAAATGACTTTGTTGGGTCTTGGATTCAAAAAGATAAAATCTACACGGTTGTTGATGCAAAAAATCTAGCAAGACAAAGAATGACACTTGGATATAAACTTTCCGAGGTGAATATATCAGAAGATTCTCCTTATCAATACTTTCTTTCTAATAGGTTCAGGCCTTTATCCGAGGAGGATGAGTTAATGGAAAAAGCATTAGAAGATTTAATGAAGGAAGTAGAAGAGATTGATTTAGTATGATTGACGCGTCTATATTAGAGGAACTTGATAAGTTTAGAGATATTATATTTAGGGAGAGGTCTCATACTTACTTTTATAGAGAAAGAGAGTGTACTTCAGTGACAAGTATTATAGGTAAGTATCAGAAGCCATTTGAAACTGAAATTATAGCGGCGAGGTATGCGAAAAAACATAAAACTAACATAGTTACTGTTTTAAAAGACTGGGAGGATAAAAGAGATTCTGCTGCAATTAAAGGAACTCATGTTCATGCGTATGCAGAGCTTATATTCCAAAGTAAAATGTATGAAGACCCTCAGTTATCAGAAATAGACCCATTATTATTAAGTTTTGTAGACAACTTTTTTAAAGATACTAAAGATAAGCTTGTACTTGCTAAGGCAGAACTTGTAGTTGGTGATTATGATTTAGCTATATGCGGTATGGTAGATAAACTGTTCTATAATAAGAAGGCTAATGAGTATCAGATATGGGACTATAAAACAAACAAAGATATAAAAGACCATAGCCCTTATGGAAACAAATTAATAAACGAGCTAGACCATTTAGATGACTGCGAGATGACAAAATTTAGTCTTCAATTAGGTGTATACAAAAACATAATAGAAAGAAATACTAAAATAAGTGTAGGGAATTGTTATATTTGTTGGTTAAACAGTGATAAAAATGAAAATTATGTTACTATACCTGTGTGGGATTTATCAGATGAGGTAGCATTAATAATAGATAATCACAAATTTGATAGATAAAAATTGAGCACATCTTCGTCATACTCTAGTAATAAACTTTCACAAGTAATGGGGAACGAAACTCAACATTTTATTACAAAATCCTACATTACACCAATATTCGAATGCACTGAATATGTTACAGAGTATCATCTTTATTGGTATAACTCTAATAAAAACTCATTTGAAGATGGTTATGGCTATACTAGAATGTCGTATAAGAAAATGAATAAAAAAGAAATGAAGTATTTTTATTCCATAGAAGAACAGTACGAGTTAGTTAAAGAAAACCAACACGGTTGTGTTTGGGAGAATAAAAAACTAAGATTTGATAAATCAAAAGTTATACTATCTCAATTTCAAATAGAATGGTCTACTTCTTGATTGGAGGCGTTGGAGGCGCCGTCTCTAGAATAGCAATTCTTTCTTCTAAGTTAGAAACATGATCTGAAAGTTTAGACAAAACATCAAAAATTTTATCGTTATCTTCTATAAACTTACTGTTTAATGAAAATCTATTTTCATGTTTAGCAGACCCTATAACCCTTTCTTTTGCTTTCCTTTCGTATTCTTTAATTTCAATATGTTTTTTAAAGTCTACCGATTTTTTTACTTTTTCTGTCATTTTTTATTTTTTTTTGTTAAAGCTCTACAACCTCAAATACTAATTTAAACTTCATATCATTAAATGGTCTATATCCTAATCCTGATATTCCAGGGTAGTTTACAACGTCTAGTCTAAGTTTCATATTTAAGCATCTAAAATACCAATACTCAAGAGCATCACCGCCAGACGAAACTCCATTTGGTCCGCTTGTAGTAACTCCAATTTTAGTTTTGCCACAATAATCAAATCTACCTCCTGCCCAGTCTGCAGGTATCTCAGCTTCCCAATACCATGTACCAGCGTCTCCTGCGTTTTCAGAGGTTTCGGCTATAGATGGAATGTTTGGATTTGAGTTTGGAACAGGAACAAATGCTCCCGAAACAAAACCAACCTGCTCTGAAGCGTATCCAAATTGATTGTTAATCGGAGGGTTATTATCCCCTACTGCGTTAAATCCGTTTGTAGGAACATCAACTGTGTATGCTACTGCGTTTGCTGTTGGGTCTCCAAATTCACCAGAACCTGTAATAGCATAAGCTGGATCTGTTGCAGAATAATATTCAAAAGCTCCAGAAGTATTAATCAAAAAGCTTGGACCTGTATTTGGAGGTGTAACGTATGAAAGCCTTGAGTTTGTAAAAAGTTTTATTTTTGCCACCCTACGAACACTTGGTGTTAAGAATGTAAATGGTTGCCAATTTGTTGCCCCTGGAGGTCTTATTATAGCGTCATTTCCATCATTATTATATATGTATGATTGTCCTGGAGGTAATTGAGATACATCGCAAGACAAATCAGTATCTGGACAAACCCCTCTTCCATCTAAACTAAACCCAAATGGATTAAAAGATCCAATAGCCATAACACTTCCTCCTATATTTTTTACAGAATAATCAGTCGTGTTTTGACCATTACCAATAAAACTAAATACAAGACCCTGAGCCGTTGCTCCTGGACCAGCATTAGGCTCGTCAGGGTGCTGCCAAGCTGGATAAGTAACATCTATAACTCTTATTCCGTCTGCCCCTGGAGCTGTTATTGATCCCCATTCTCCTGGATTTGGATTCTCATAGCATAAAAATTCATAAACCTTACTATTTGAAGGAACTTCAAATCCAAAATTTACAATTCCATCAATACTGCCGCCATCAACACTAGGATAAACAAATACAGAAAACCCTGATCTGTTTACAATAGAAACTCTTTTACCTTCAAGTGGAGTTTCAGGGAGCCTGCACGCATAATCGTTTGCTGATGTAAGTTCGTTAACGACATTTACACCATATTGCAATCTTGCTGTGCTAGTTATATCTATTCCTTCAGGTGTAAAATCTGAATTTACGTTTTCGTCTATATTTGTTCCAAGCTCAAGTAAATGTCTAATGTCAAAGTACATGTTGTTCTCGTTCTCATTAGAGTTTACCTTTGGTTTAAAAAATGATTTTTGTTCGTATGCCATTTTATATTATTGTTAAAGTTGTTCCGCTTGGAATTGTTAGTGTGGCTCCAGAGCATATAGTTAACGGCCCAGTATATTCTACAGTTGAGTTTTCAGGTAAAAGTATATTACCCTCTAGACAGCTAGTTATTCTAAACCCATTTACATACATTGATGCACCCTCAATTGCTTGAAGGAGATATCTAATGTCAAAGAACATATTATTCTCATTGCTGTTTGAGTTTACTTGAGGTTTAAAAAATGATTTCTGTATATACGACATCTTATTTTATTTTTTCTTTAATTGTTCTATCTCTGTTTTTAGTTCTGCTATTTCTGCAGATAGTTCTTGCATTGCCTTAACCATGATTGGCAAGAGTCTACCATAAGAAGCTTCTAGTCTATCGGGGTTTGATTCTGAAACTAATCCTAAAGTTTCAGCAATATCTGTTTCTTCTTGAGACTTCTTTAAATCTTGAGCTGTAAATCCAATATCTGTGATACCTTTCTTACCGCCCTCTGCTCTTTCATCCCATTCAAAAGTTACTGGCTTTAGTCCGTTTACAAAATCAAGACCAACAGGTAACTCTTTAATATCCTTTTTATCTCTTTCATCAGATAAAGATGTAATTGTTTGAACAGCGCATCTTAGGCTGAATATTTGATTATTACCTAGAGTTATTGTGTTTATATCAAATGGGTTAGCTGGCTCCGCTTCATTACCTATACATATATTATTGTATCCAGTGGTTGTTGTTGTTCCAGCAAACCTTCCTATCATGACATTTTTTGAACCACCGCCTGGTATAGTGGGTGCTATTCCTAAATTTCGTCCAGCGCCAGAGCCTATGCAGACATTATTTCTTGCGCCTCCATTTAAGGAATCATTTTCACATTGGTCCATGCAGCCCCAGCCTATTGTGATATTGCTTGCCATGTTTTGTGCTTGGTCAAGATTTTCTGTTCCAATAGCTATTCCAGCTCCTACGTTTTCTATACCAGGTAATCCTCCAACATTTTCACCACTGCGCCCAATTATTACAGCACCAATTATATTTTCTGTAATACTAGCTTGGCCAATATTAACAAAATTCATATCACCACCTACTGGTAATCCACCAACAAGAACCTTGTCTATAGTTCTTGGGAATATTTGATCAACTTTTAATGGATCTGTTATCGAAACGTCTCCTGATGATTCACTACTTATTTCATTTACTTCTAAAGGCATAATTTATTTTTTTTCTAGTAATTCAATTTTTTCACTCATTTCTTGCATAGCTTTAACCATAACAGGAAGAAGTCTTCCGTATGTAGCTAAAAGCTTCTCTGGGTTCTTATCGTCAACTAATCTTAAGTAATCAGCAACACCATGCTTGTCTTCAGTTTCTTTTAAATCCTGAGCTAAGAATCCACAGTCCTTTATATCCCTCTTACCGCTTTCTTTTCTTTCATCCCAAATAAAATCAACAGGCTTTAATTCTTTAATAAAGTCTAAACCTGCAGATATTTCTTTAACATCTTTTTTATCTCTAGCATCAGACAAAGCAGTAATGGAACTTACACCTGCATAAAATTGAGTTTGATTTGAACTACCTATTACAACTGCGTTACTGACATTTGTATTTATGTCTACCCATTCATCAATTTTTCCACATGCTAAAACAATATTATTTTCACCAGCATCTAATGCTCCTGCTGCTGAATCTCCAACAGACCCTGCATAAGCACCTAGTAAAAGATTGTTTCTTCCTGTGGTTAACTTTGAACCGCTTCTGTAACCAATACATGTATTTCTTTCTCCAGTAGTTACAGCTCCTGCAAGATGTCCAAAAAAAGCAGCTGATGCAGCTACAGAGCCCGTGTTCCCTCCGCCTGCATTTTGACCTGCAAAACCACCTACAATGGTAGAATTACCAAGATATGTTGATAGCGCAGCAGCACCTATTCCTATAACTACAGCTTGTGAACATGCGTTTGCAGTTTTGGCAGCATCTTTTCCAATTATTACGTTTTGACCTACACCTCCAGCCTCAGATCCTGCGTCATGACCTATTACAACATTTTTTCCTTGTGTAGTAGGGTCTCCAAAAGATAACTTACCTAAACCTGAACCTATAAATACGTTTTGGCTAGTATCCACAGCATCAGATGTAACACCTTGTTCTGTTTGCAAAACAATGTTATTGCTACCTGTTTGTATTCCATTTACAGGAGCATCCCCGTTTGAACCTGCGTAGTTACCTATAAGTATATTTCTATTTCCAGTTGTTAGCTGTCTTCCTGATTTTGCACCTACACAAACATTAGCTGTACCTGTAGCGTTCTCTCCTGCCTCAGCACCTATATATGTTCCTGACTCTCCACCGCTATAACCAGCTTGATAGCCAACTGCAGTAACATAACTTGAAGTTGTTGATCCTTCACCAGCTTGGGCCCCAATAAAGGTTGATCCTGTAGCTGTAGTACAGCCCTTTCCAGCGCTTGTTCCGATTGCTGTTGTAGAAAATTTATTTCCAGCAGTTGATAAAGCGTCATGTCCAAATACTATACTTGATCCAGGTAATACTTGTCCGCTGGGGGCGGGGATTATTCCAAATCTAGCACCTTCAGTTGCATCTGCTTCGGTACCTACTGTTATTACTGGGTCCCCGTTAGGGTTTAAATTGTTTACATTTATTGTGCTCATTCTTTAAAGTTTTACATCACAAATATATATAATATTCTAATTGATTATTTTAAGGATCTTCCCTGTTTTTGAATCAACTCTTGCGAGTTTCATTCTGTAATTCGTTTCTTTTGACTGTACGTATCTAGTTGTGACCTTATTGCTTCCTTTTGTTGTTTTAACGTTTTCAGGTTCGTATCTAGCGTGAGCCTGAGCATTTATATACGCAAATGTTACAGCAAAAATTGTATCATCATAATCGTATCTAGTATCTGCCGCTTGATATCTTGTTTGCCTGTGACTTGTAGAGCTTTTTAAATCTTTTTCAACAAAAGTTTTTAATTGCTCCCATATCCAAGGAATATCTATACTTTCAGCGTATGTCTCTAGCATCTCTTCTGTCTTTGCTATTATCCTTGGGCCTGTATTGGCTTTGTTAGATATACCAAACCATTTACCAGACCTTATCTGTAAGTATTCTGGCAACTGAGCCATAGCTGTAAACTTGTTTTTAAATCCGTGTATCTCTTGAAAGTCAAGGTGCATATCACCGATGTTGTTTTCTATAAGTTCTTTTACTCCGCCTCTTTTTTGTTGGTCATAGTAAAGGCTTTGAAGTAACACTTGTAAATATGTTTGTTTAAACTTTCTGTCCCTATGAAAAACAACAGAAGATACAGAGTTTGTATATGAATCCCATATAGCGCTACACATTTTAGAGTGTCCTGTTTCTGAGTTAATAGGGTCAGTTCCTTGATACCATCTATTCTTCCACACTTCTCCATTCGGAGGGTGATGAACGACAACCGCTGATGTATTTACATCCTCTCTTCCTTTGGTAGGTATCCATTCTGCACCAACAATTCTATGTGTTGTAAGTAGGTCTGGTGTTGGCTGAGACATATCTAGTATTGGCTCAAAATATCCATACTCAATAGGTACATCTTTTCCGTATATATCATTAAGCCTTTGGTTGCATAGATGTATAGGAACTAAAGTTCTTGATTTACGCAAGAACATATCATCTATAGTTATAGGGTAGTGTTGATGAAACTGAACCTTTGCTATTTCACCTTTTTTTGTTCCCTCTAACGCCAGGTATGCTTTTCTTTCATTATTGATATGAGCGTCTGTAACTCCTCTTCTAGCATAAGCGTTAAAGAATAACGGTATAATTCCGTACTCATAATTACCCTCTTTCCATTGTTTTAGGCACATCTTAAATTCTGATTCAAAAACAGAACCACCCTTATCCATTTCACCTCCAGTACCCCAAGCCATAAATTGCTGTTGCATGGTCATCTTTCCTGTGTCTGGATTGTACTTAAATAATGCAGGTCTTCCTTCTCGCATCATTTCCCCAAATATGTCAAACAATCCTATCTCATCTACAAACACCGCAGATGGAGAACCACCGTTAATTGCGTCTACTTGTGGGCTATCTACCTGGAACCTTGAGGCCCCTCCTTCGTCACGACCTTTCTTTTGACCTTTCTTGTCAAATGACATTACTTTGTCTGTCCAATTCTTTACGTCTTGAGCTATATGATCTGGAATCTTTGTGTAAGTCCATTTAACTTTATCTCTAAATATCTCTATACCTTTCGACTCAGAGTGTGTAACAAACTTAATAAAATAAGACTTGTTTAAGTTTACTCTTTTCATTCCCGCTAAACACATGGTTGTTGTAAAACCAATTTGACGAGCCTTACCTATCATAAATGAATACCCACAATCAAATAGAAATAATAAAACCTTCTGAGCGTCCCAAGCGGAATATTTTAACATACCCCCTTGAGATTTGTCTTCTTTTATGAATCCGTATTTATTACAGAAATAGAGTGTGTTGTCTTTGCATCTTTGAATTTCTTCGACCAACCAATCGTATTGATCTTCTTCATTATTAAAGTCAACTATTGCAGATTTGTCTTTTAGCCATTCTTCGGCTTGTTTGCAGTAAAGACTAAAGGGCTTAAATTCTTTTTTATTCTGCCACCCAGAGTTAATACTGTCTATCCAATCTATAAATGATTTTGGATACTCAAATTCTTCGTGTGATGGCTTCCACGCCTCCGTGGGTATATGCCCTTTAATCATACCGTCTTTATTGGTATGAATCATATTTTAATTTTTCGGACTAGACTTGTATTTTCTTTTCACTGGGTTTCCTTTCCCATCAGAAAAAGATTTTGACACCACCTTGCTGACATTAAGGTCTTTTGTTTTGTAATTTTTTACATCTTTTTCGTACAAAGCTGTTGCTGTTTTGTTAGGATTTTTTTCAGAATACTCTTTAGCCATTTTCCTAGCCTTCAGACCCCCTCGAAACAAACCACCTTTAGACACAAACACCCCTGGAGCACGCACGTCTACTTTTTTTTCTGTTTTCTTTTGATTTCTAGGCTCTTCTGGGGTAGGCAATTTGCCACCAAGCATCTTAGATTTCATATTTATTTTACTCATATCTTTTTTTTAGTGTTTATCGCATGAGCACTTGCCCTTACACTTTTTACATTTATTTGATTTTCCTGCCATATCTTTTCCGACAAGAATAGCCATCATTGCTTTTCCTCTTTTTTTCATTACTTCTTC